GTCCATTACCAGTATTCCAAAGACCAGTAATCTCACCACCACTCGGGTCTGGATAGATCTCCTGATTCTCTAGAAACGTCCCAAATCTACCGGGCATAGAAGGAACCAATAGCCCAGGATCATCGAGAGTGTTAGCGATCCACAAACGGCCAAACGCTAATCGACACAGCTTGAAATGTGGGATTGGCATCACATCGCTAGGTATAGCAACCAACCAGCCATCGGGAACATTGTCGGAGAATTGCTCAGATACATTGTCAGGGAGAGTAGCGAATGCGCCATAGACTCCATATCCAGCATTTCCCGGAACGATATGGAGCTGCTGAGTTCCAGAATTTAGCGTATCTCGTGTCCTACACAGGATTCGTCCGATAGTACGCTCTGGCCCAGGATCGATTCCCAACCACATGACTTGCTTCTTCAGGCGTGTTGGATTCTGTGTTGCGCTCGTACACTCCTCTTCATCAAACTGGATTGAGTTTGAGCGCTGTGAGATAGCGGATAAATTCCCCCAGCGATCAATCCATTGAACCGCAGCTTGGTAGACACCAGTAAGGAGCGCCCCAATATGAGCATTCGCTAATCGACGCTCAGTAGTACCCAAACGACCTTTGCCCGATTGGAGGTGAAGTCCATTCCTACCGCTTTTCCCAGAGCGGTCTACGCAATACCCTTCTCCATTAGCCAATGCGTAAGTATCAGTACCGCTAATCAGCGAGCTATTTGGACCCATTCCCAATGGTGCTGATGGAACCGTGTCATAGCCCAGGGGGGCAGCAGCGTATCCATCATAGAAGACTGCTCGGCCTTCGTGCTGAGGGACAATGATTACTCCTACTGGAGTTGATTCAAATTGCGTGGGAAAAGCAGCCAGAGAATCTGAGGAGAGAGTCATATTGACCTGCGGACTACTCGAACTCGGGCCAATCAGTGCTGTCCAACCAGAAAACACTCCTGATGTTGTCTTCCACCCCTCAAGGGTATAGATCGTATCCCCGCTATGAATTAGCAGAATCTCTCGCGTACCTCCCCCTACCACAGCATGGAAAATTCCCGGCATGCTATCGGCGTAAGTCGTGGGGAATGAGCCGTTTATATCCTTAGGGATATACGGGCAGGGGCCTCTGACTGTAATCAGAGTTCCTTCTTCGGTACTTTCAAAGTTATGAACTTTGGCCGCAATTTCTTGCGGGAGAATCAGCCGACTCGATTCACCTCGAAGGATGAGCGGTTCTGTTGTTTTGCGCCCTTTTGAGTTGGACACTTCATCCTCCCCTCCGGACGATCAGGCTTTGTGAGCAGTCTTAACATGCTTCTGGTAACTCTTTTCATACTGATATGACTTACCACAATCACTGCAAGTAAAAGACTCCTCAGGGGCGGTCAATTCAACTGCCGCCTCGACAGCGATGTCAATTGTCTCAGCACTCACAATATCCATTCCGGCTGACACAATAGCTGCTGGAGTCGCGTCTTTTTTCATAAGAAGCTCTACGACGCGCTGAGCTACGCTTTCAATGAGTTCAGCAATATCTTCTTGGGTAAGCGCAAGGATTGGCTCCCATTGAGCAAGCTCATTTCTGGACTGGTCCATGTAGTAAGGAGCCAAACCTGGAACGAGAAACCGACCTCGCCAAGAGTCATCGGCTTCGCAGATAGACAAGTCCTGAAGAACAGCGACTTCTTTTCGTCCGTCTTCACGAGTCCGACGATAAAAAAGAGCCTTAGGATCAGGCGGAGGAGTAATTTTATCTTTTCTATTTAGCATGGTTGTTCCTTAGATCAGGGGTCATCAATATCATATGGCACAACGCGAGTCTCTCGACCTGAAGAGATTGCTCGTGCTGCGCGTTTACGGATGCGGAGACCACCAATATTTGCGTATCGCTTGGTGAGTGTCTGTAGAAAATTCTGGTATCTCAACATAGCCAGTTGAGCATTATCCATATTACCCTGAACCTCATAAAAGAGAATCAGTGTCTTTTCGATCAGAGCGTCAACGGCTTCTTCATGGATACGAGGCGTATCATGATCGTGAACTAAAGGCTGAGGACGACGGAGAATACGAAGATCAATTTCATACCGATCATCTGGCATCGGCCAGAATCGAATGGTCTGGTATCCGTGGACTTCTTTCAGCCGAGTGTAGTAATCAGGAATCTGACCACGATATGTCGTTTGCATTACACTTGTCGTAGTATCCAAGTGAATCACATCGAGAAGGTAGAAAATATTTGGTTCCCGCTCGATATTGTGTTCTATCGTACCGGCTTTCTGCGTCGTAGCAAGCGCCTTAGTTGCAGTACGACGAATATAAACGCGGGCAAATAGACCGGAACGACCAAGACTGGGAGGGGAAGTCACTACTCCCGCATCTGAGACTGTTTTCCAGTAGCTCGTCATATGATCGATATTCGGAACGGTAATAGTAATCTGCTCATTATTACTACCCGAATGGGTCACATCTCCCAGAATAGGAGAAGGAGCACTTTCCCATCGAGGTACGAACTGTTCGTTAGGCGTTATCGAATCCGAATCGAGATATCCCCAACACCATGTATAGCAAAAATCCCAAGTTCCAGGCGGCTCTGGCCCAGTCCAGATATTACGAGAAGTTCCGTCTTTAGGTTTCTGGGTCGGGGCATCAATCTGAAAATGCTTCCCGCGAAAAACTCGATGGGGGCGACCTGTCTCATTGCCCTGGTAATCTACATACTCATGGCGTTCCATGAAGTATTGATTACTGACCTTGAGAGGGTAATGCGTATCGGCATAAACTCGGGCAGAACGCAATTCAATCGTGTCAGCCGGAAGACCATATTCCGGAGTATAAATCCGATAGGTCATCTCATCTGAAGTACTATTTCGCCAGGGAACATCGATTGAGATTCGGTCATGGGTTGTATCCCCAGCCAAATCGGTCGAAGTATATTGCCATACCTCACGGATCTTTCGACGATAGGTAGTCGATCCATCCGTGACTTCGATCATTCGCCCATCCCAGTAGCCCGTACCGAGTCCGTCTGACCAAGATTGGGGAGCTGGGCTAGTTGCAGTCAGATACCGACGTTCAAGTACAGTGGTATCAGCAGTCACAACACGAAGACGATCATCAGAATCAGTGGAGATGCTTGCTACATCTCCCTGAGTAAGAATCCGAGCTTCGTCTTCAAAAAACAAGAACGGGGCCTCCAAGCTCATAACTTGGTAGGCCCGATTGATCAGACGATCAACCTTGTCCTTGAACGCGGTGGACTGATCCGGAGACCAGTCCACCTGTTCAAGAATTCGAGTGCGAATTTCACCCTTATTCATTTACTATCCGGGACAATTGATCCAAGCGGTCAAAAGTGCCCCGGCTGATGCGGCTGCGTCCTCAGTTGCATGAGCGACCACGCAATGCTCTTCGCCAGCAGCCATGACATCAACACGACCATCGGCAGCAGTTGCCAACGGATCATCATCCTGATCCGCGCCAGTATCCTCGACGGCAATCTCGCCCATTCCACGCTTCAGGATGAAGCCGAAAGAGGCAGAGGCAATCGTATGCTGGGCAACACCAAAACACCGAACGGCTGCAATAGCGCCGGTAGTCTTGATTCCCTTGTGCGTCGTGGTACTAGCTGCCCTCATGACAACCTCACCCTCAGCCAAGGCTTCGCCAGCTTCGATATATACCCAAACCCGTTCACCATAGTCATTGGTGCCTTCAGAGGGCTCGTGGTACTCGAATCCGAGTGGAAGTTTTGCGGAAGTATCAACGTCAGTGACGCCAATACCCATAGTTCGTGTACTAGACATGATTCCCCTCCTTTACGGGTTGGCAGTGCCAGCTACGACACCGTTAGCGTTGAGGCGATCACAGTACATCTGCATAGCGAGAACGATTTCCCATTCCCACGCATCCTGGCCGGGAACCTTCACAGGGCCACGGAAGGCGAAATCGCCCTTCGTTTCCATGCTCGAATCCTCGCCCTGGTTATACAAGTGCCAAGTGTCCGTCTTGAGGAAATAGACCACGCCAGTACGACTTGTGAAAGTCGAAGCAGTGTAATCGAGATCCGGCTCGACGTAGAACTCGGCATCCTGGAACATGAGGCCCTGACGGACACCACGGCCCTTTTCGCCGTCGAACTTCACTTGATACCGAACCTGATCGTCCAGATCATCGTAGTAGTTATTGAACGAAACGATATCGCCCAACATCACATCGACAGGTCCACCCTGCTTACCCTGAAGGGAAGCATCCCAGTAGACCCGGCGCATCTGCGAACGACCATCCGTAGCAAAACTCGATACGAGTTGGTACTGATTCTGCCAGCCTGTAGTCGTAGACTTCGACAAATTCAGAACCGTATCGGTCTGACTTCCGGGGGCTGCAAAGTCTAGAATACCAGCTTCAGCAGTCCCAGAGGCATTGAATGTAGTGTCGCCGTTCAGGGTCAAGAACCCATGAACATTGTTGGTAGAACCATTTCCGTTCACGAATTGCTGAACGATGTACTCATGGAATTCCATGAGCGCAGCTTCAGGGTAAACCTTGATGAGACGAGCGATTGCAGTCTCACCAGCGGCTTCAGCTAGATCCTTACCAGGGATGATGAAAGAGTAAATCATCCGAGGACAGTAGACCTGCCCGCGAGCACCAATAGTCCGACGAGTTGAGGAGTAGACCTCGGATCCATTTTCGATCCGAGTGACCGCTCCAGGGCCGTTCGTGACAATCGGGAACTCAATGTACGGACCACCGTGAGTAGTCCGCTCAATATTGCCCTTCAAAATGATCTTTTCCAGAACCGGGTGGTGCTGGTAGAACTGCTCAGTCCACTTGGGAATAAGCTTCTGAGTGGCAAAGTTTAGAACATCAGCATTAGTAGCCATTTCCTAACCTTTGTAGAGTCATAGAAACTAGTTCTTTGCTTTCCATTCCATAGCGGCACGGGCAGCGGCAAAACGAGCTTCATGGGGGTTGTTTGTATTGATGGAGTTGTGACTCACACTCTCAGGATTATTTCGGCTTTCCGCTCCAGAAGTTAGCTGAGCAGCGGGACGTGGCGTTCGTGTTTGAGCATTGAGAGAAAGAAGGGCGTGCTCTACGGCAATACCGTTTGGAGTTCCTTTCCCTCTCAACGCATTTGCAAGTTCAACAACTTGCTCGCTTTGTCCAACGAGTTTAGCTCCCGTTTCCGGATCCCAACCTTCTTTCATGAGGGCAGATAGCTGAGTTCTTTTCTCAGCACTATCGAAGATATCGGCGTGCGACTCACGGAACCTTTTCGCGTAATCCTCAGCTTGCGTCTGAACATCGGTATCTACAAGAGCCTGGAATTGCTCGTACTCGTTCTGGAGAGTAGCAAGCTGCTCTTTGTACTCAGTGTTCTTTTGAGTAAGCTCGGTGATGCGGGGGTCATCATGTCCATCTAGTAGAGTCTTGAGAAGATTTCGTTCATTTACGATCTCATCCCGCTCTACCTTCCAACGAACAGCGTCACGACTATGCAGTTCTTTGTCTGCATCCCAAGACTTGCGTTGATCAGCAAGCTCTTGGAACTTCTTCGTGTAGCCGCCTTCTAGTTGGCGATGGAGAAATTGGATTGGACCCCTAAGGTTCTCGGGCAGCGCGTCAATATTGCCATCCCAAGACTCTGGGTTGAATTCTGGAGCAGAAAGCTCCTCGATGCTACTCGGCTGTACCTCCGTAGTTTCAGCAGAAACAGGTGCTGCTAGTGTCTCAGTCGATGCCGTCAGTTCCCCTGACGACGCGGGTGACTCCACAACACTTTCGCTACTTTCCGAAACAGAAGAACTTTCCACACCGCCTGATGATTCGGACGGGGCTGGAGCAGAAACTTCTGCTGCTGGAGCAGCGGGAGCTGGGCTGGTCGAGGATTCGCTCATAAAATCATTCCGAGTATAACAAGATTATTCGGGCTTCTTAGATTTTGCCTTTTTTTTCTTGTCTTCATCAACTCCAAATCGAACCGCCTCAATAAGCAAGGCACGATTTCCACCTTCATTACCCCCAGCCATAGAAGGGCCGGGACTAAGCTCAGACAATTCCTCATCATACATAGGACCGCCCATAGGTGGTGCCTCTTCCATGCCTTCTTCGGCCATTCCTTCAGCCATTTCTTCGCCCATTCCCTCAGACATTTCTGCCCCGTACTCTTCTCCTGGCATCTCTTCGATATCTTCTGTGTTGTAAATTCGAAGACTTGCGCTTTCGAGGGCATCAATAATGACTGCGCCACTCGCACCTTCACTGATCATTTGATCAATAAGAGCTTCGGCTTCGCGAGTACTCGGATCGCTTAGGTATTGAGCAGGAGTTCCAGGCATTAGACTAAATCCTCGTCATAAGGAGTTTGGCGGCGCGAATTACGATAATTATCTACAGCAGCACGAGCGGCATCCAATGTTTGTTCTGATCGAGGAGTTCTCTCTGATCCTGCCAATCGGTTCAAAACACCAGTTTCTTGTTCGGGTGCAGTTATAGCAGCCTCCTCCACGGGGGCCGGTTCGGGCATTTCGGGAGGGGGTGCTTGGACTGCTCTATTTGCTTCTGCGGTTCCAAATCGGGATCCGGTGTCTTTAGAGCCTTGGCCGAAGTACTCCAAAAGCGACGAGATCCGAGAAAGGACTTTATCAAATGAAGGAGTTTTTTCAACAACATCAGTCTCTGGAATTTCTTCAGCCATTAGATTGACTCACCTTCTTCTTAGTAGCTTCCCGCTTGAATTCTTGCACGTCCTTATAACCATGCGATTTGATTACAGAGTCTGCTCGATTCCGAAGATCTTGTTTGAGGTCTAAATCTTCAGGACTACCGGCTGAAATTGGATTGACATTAGGATGCTTAGCCATCCATGCCCTTTTTTCGGCGTTGGTATTCCAAGTCACACCTAGCTGCTTGTTTGTTTCTGCATTAGCAAAAATAATCCCAATAGGGTGCATTCGCCCAGGACGAATGGCGCAAGTGCCAGAACACTTCTGACAAACATGACGAGAACCCATTGCGCAAAAAACTTCGTGGACTCCACACTTTGGGCAATCCTGATCGTACAAAGGCATTAGTAATTCATACCCCGCTTGAGATTTGCTAACCCAAATTCAACAGGCTGTTCTTCCTTCGATTGTGCGAGAAGCTTATCAGATTGTGCTTTCGCCATTGCTTTACGAGACCTTTGTTCCGGAGTCTCTGCTGCCTGCCTCTCTTGGCGAGCAGTTGACCAATCACCAAATTTCTTCTGCACATTGCCCCACCTAGTCGCTTCTTGTGCGGCATCAAGACGCGCTTCGGGCATCGTCATATCCCCCTGATTTACAGTGGGCGGTTCTGGAGGAAGAGGTTGAGGTTGTGGAAGGGGTTCCGGTGGCTTAGCAATCTTACTAATGTCTGCTGGCGGTTTCCCGGCTCCGAGTTTCGGTACTGCCCCGGCTACTGGCCCAGTGGCTGAGGCAACGGTCGGTGCAACAGCAGAAGCTACACCAGGAAGAGCGCCACCAACAGCACCAAGAGCGGCCATAATTGCAGGAAATGGCATTATGAGAATCCTTTAGGTCCAGGAGTAGGAGAACCAGCACCGCAAGCCATAGCGCCCATCGCACCGACTGGAACTTCTGAAACACCTTCTGGCATACCGCCAGTGGCGATTGTATCACCAGGACCACCACCTGCTTCCTGCTCAGCCTGGACTTGAGCCTGCTGATCCTGCTGAGAAGCAAGCATCTGCTGTTGTTCCATAGCTTGAATCTCTTGATCCGAGACCATGACATCTTCACTGATGTCTAGAAGATCAAGAATATGAGCTGTCAGACGGCGTTGGTCAATATTCTGATTATTCATGAGAATTTCCATGAATTGCGTCAGCTTCTTAGCCTGGGCAGTCTTGCTATTCTCGGTTGGGCTGTAGGGAACGACTTCGTAGTCGATCTCCAACGGCTCCTCGACTTTTTCCCCACGAGATTTACGGTCTTCAGCATCCCGAGGATTCCGAGCAATCAAGTGCTTTCGAGCAACTGTTACAGCTTCCCGAGTTCCGGACACTCGAACTGGAATCTCTTCCGCAGATTCGAGGTATTCCTCATAAAGGCCGATAACGGCTTCAGACATACGCTGAATGACGTTATTGATCAGCTTGGTACGTCGGCCCAAGCGAGTCCGCATCGCAGCATCGACCAACGCAAGCTCAGTAGCAACTTCAGTCGTACCAGCAACTCCTCGGGCATATTCGGGGATGCCCAGGACGAATTGAATAGAGGACTCAATTCGATCTCGAATCTGCGAGAATTCTGGCGTGAGAGATGAGGTAGGCG